TTTTGGATGCATATTGTAAAATCTACATAAGGTATAGATAATCAATGACTTGCCAGACGCAGTGGGCGACACCAGAAGCGTCCTATTGTTTACAATGGAGTGATGTATGGCGTCTAATTGATAGTCTCTATAACCTATCGGTTTCCCTTGGCTGTGGGGGTTTATGTGTCGTACTAACTCAGCCAGATTTTCTATTGAAAAATTTGTATCCGTCAAATCGTTTTCAAATTCTACAATGTAATTATTTTTTCTGCAAAAGTAATCGAGATGATTCAACAGTCCAAGATATAATTTTCTATTGATAGGATTGAACATCCGTATCTTACCGTCCCATACTTTATTTTTAAAAGACGGCATAAACTCGGCGCCCGGCACTTTGAATGTGAAATAGTCCACCAATTCTTTTAACATGTGAAATTCCGAGGCATCTATTTCGACATGCACCTCGTTTAATTTTTTCACGAAAAATCTACTCATTAATTACCCTCAATAAATTTCTTATAGTCTATATAATTTTTAATTGTCCACTTTTTTTGATCTATAAGAATATCTAAAGTCTTGTCTATTAACTGTATAAGTTGTTTCAATATCAATAAATTCTTTTTGGATTTGACAATATCTAAATCGCTATCAGTCCAGACATGCAGGTCTGCTTTCAAAATCTTTGTGCCTTCGACTTCCCACCCCCGAGCTAGAATTTCATCTTCTGAAAATTTACCAGTGTAGTATTTTGTTTTCTCGGCCACAACAATTCTATGGTCGAGTTCTAAAAATTGATATTTTGTCTGATAAACCTGTTGATATGTCATCCACTTACCAATCAAATTTTGATTGTGCGGTAACTCTTCTTCTAGCCTTAAAAAATTGATTTTAATGTCCGTTTCAGACTCTTTCATCAACTCAGCCATTTTCGCCGTGTATTTTTCGTCCATAATTTTCTCACAAAATAATAATATTAAATAATTGATTCGATCACATAGTTTCTATACATAATATCGCCAGTGCATATTGGAGTCTCTGAATCCGTACCCGCAACATTTAGAGGCATGTCGCCGAGGGCAATAGGAAAACATCCAAACATTGTAAATTTTAAAATTGGTTTAGTCTGATTATTATACACCAATACGGTTATATCACAAGAAACTTGTTTATCTGAAACTCTGTTTACTTGATGAGGCATAACGCCATATTGTTGTAAATTTTCTGGAAATCCTAATGCGTTCATCCAGTTAAACATTTCTATAAAATTTTTCATTTGTTCATCTACAATAAATGAAAATGATAATGGCGAAAATATTAACTTATCGCCTGGCTCTGGTTGTCTAATGAAAGGATTCTCCAAAGAAGCTTCGCCCAATGTTATGCCGGGCAGGCTTACCGATTGCACCCATTCGTTGACAGAAGGAGCTAGTGGAATATCGATCTGAAATGATTGAGTATTCATAAAATTTACATCTGTATACTTCAATTATTCTCTCCTGATTACACTACTATTTAGTCATAAAAAAAGGGGGGAATAAATCCCCCCAAAGTTCCTGCATTATTTTTGCAGTATTTTATTAAAATTATTATCCTACGTCACTGAGGTTAGTAATTTTGAACATTCTGTAGTAGAGGTTACCAGTAGTATGCGAAGATGCAACATCGCGTGGTCCACCAGCAAATGGGTTGTTTACCATACCATAACGGGTTTTGAAACCGATTTTTGGTTGGAATGTGTTCTCACCAACGGCGCGAACCATCTGCATTGGAACGTATGGGCAGTAGAACCTACCAGCGTCATAAGCAGAAGTACCTTTATAACCAACCATACAGAAATCATGTGCGCCTGCGGCATCAAAATATGGATCGATATATACTTTGAAACGACCGTTAAGAACACCAGCAAATGTACTACCTGTATCATCCGAAGAAATACCATTGTTACTCATTTGTGGGTTATAATCAAGAACACCTGTCATTGCCAGAGCGGAAGCAACATCAGCAGAACATACTACAATATTACCTTTACCACGGCGGGTGCTTTTAGCAATAACATTAGCTTCTTTTTCAATCTGCATCATCAGACCTTTGAACTTCTCTACTTTCCAACGTCCATCGGCATCAGTAGCAAGGCTGAAAACACCTTTGTTGTTGGTTTGTGCTTGACAACCCAATCTTGCATTGTCATACAGACCGCGAAGAACTTCACGGTTAATTTCTGCATTGATTTCTGTAGAAAGAATGGTCGACAGTTCTGACTCTGCGTCCAGACCGTGTACAGCTTTCAAGTCTTGCGACAATTCAGTTGTGTACTCTGCCTTGAGTGCGCGAGTTTGAGCAGTAACGGATGTGCGTTCAATTGAGAATGCCATCTGGTTAAAGTGACCATCAGCACTAAACTGGTTTGCAGTACCTTGACCAAGAGCTTCACCATCAGCGGTTGAACCACCGGCGCCAGTTTTATAATTAGCAGCAACTTCCGCCAGAGCGTCAGTACCAGCATGAGTCGAACCTGCGAATGGGTCTGTTCCTGCATGGGCGACACCACCAGAACCAGACTCACCAGAAAATGCGGTGTCTGCTTCGTTATGCAGAGCTTCTGCATCACTACCAGCTTGACCGTTATAACGCGAGCGCATTGCAAAGATAAGACCGGTTGGTCCTGTCATTGGTTGCACACCAAGAATGTCAAACGCCATCAGGTTTGGCATTGTCCGGCGAATCATAGAAATCATCACTGGGTCTGCATATCTTAGATTGCCAGCATCAGCACCAGTAGGTGCAATGTTCGCAGGTGCTTCGTTGAGCATTGTAGAATTGCCAAGAGCATTTTCTTTACGAATGGCTTGTTCTGTATTTTCCAAAAGAATAGCAGTTACATTTTTTCTGTAATTGTCTGCGATTGGAGTTTGGTCTTCGTGATCGAGTACTGGAGCCCACTTTTCTTTCAGGCCTTGTACAAAATTTTCATTTAAATCGTGCATGTTTTTATCTCCTTAGTAGATTTTATATGTTATCATTTATTATTTATAAAAATTTAATCTTTAGGTTTATTCAAGGCATGTGCGTACACATCCATGATACTCCTAGGCGATTGAACTTTATTTTCCTCTTGAACCACTGGCGAATCTTCTACCGAAGTTTCTAATGCACTTTCATCAAGAATACCGCTTTCAACGCTTGTCTCAGACGGAAAATAATTATCTTTAATCAATGTGATTTTTTTAGTCATATCATCAGTGTTATCGAATTCAACATTTTCACTCAAATTTCTAATTTTATCAACTTGGGTGTCTGTGAGTCCTTCAGTAACATTCATTAATACGATGTCTTTTTCCAATTCAACCAATCTTTTGTTCAGTTGAATATTCTTTTCAAATTGCTCATTCAACTCAGATTCTTTCGAATCGAGAGTTTCAAGAGCTTCACTATACAGGTCTAGTTTCTCTTCTGGGAGTTCGATATAGTTTTCTTCGAAAACACCTTTGATACCAGACATGAAATTTTCCATAATCTCCATTTTGAGACCACTTTCGATTGCGAGTTTATTTTCTGTGATATATTCACTCGCAACATAGGAAAGATACTCATCAACTTTTTCAGACAATTCTTGTCTAATTTCTACAACATGTGATTCGATGTCGCTTTCGTATGTTGAATAAATGTCTTCGATTTTTTCATTGACTTTATTAACTACAGCGGCTTCAAAAATTGTTTTAACTTGTTCTTGATACTCTTCCGACAAATCTTGACCATTCAACATGGCATCAATGTCTTCTTGTACGTCAAGATCTTCTGAGGTAATCTGGTGATCGGATACTGATGTTTCAGTTTCAAGAATTTCTTCTAGATCTTCGTCGATTTCATCAGTTTCAATTTCTTCGTCCAAATCAGTTTCAACAGCCTCATCGTCATCAGAAGCTTCTTCTACTTCTTCTGATTCAACGATTGATTCTACATCGTCAGAATCATCAATATCTGTATCTGTTGTTTCCACAATTTCTTCTTCGGAAATTGCTTCATCTTGTACAAGATCTGTATTTTCTAAATCTGTCATTTTTATGTCTCCTAGTGAGTTTAATTTATATTTATTTATAATATTTACAATTTCGACATGAAATCTTCGAAAAGATCGATTTTCAATTTCTCAGTCTCAATTCTTTTTTTATTATCTAAGGAATATTTATACTGAGAAACTTGACTCTCTTTCATAATTCCGTTATCCCATACCCATTCTTTACCTTCCATAATCCCGTTGACAAACGCATCTGGAGCACTTGGGTCTGCAACAATGTCTGCTGCGGTGGCAAGATAGAAGTCGTCTTGGACGATATTTTTACCGCCGGACTCTTTTACACTGCCCATACCTCTAGAAGAAACACCTAATGATGCACCTTCTTGAATAAGATTTTTAACAATTTTTCCATAAGGAGTCTCTGTCATAATCTTTGCTTTACCGACATAATTATTACCCTCTTTTTTAAGAGACTTAATCATGTGGGAGACTCTTTCTAAATTAATCGACGGCCCTTCAGGATGTCCGAGTTCGCCAAATGCACGATTTTTTTGGACATACTTTTCGTTATATCTTTCGACTTCCTTATCCATTATTTCTGATGGATACTCACGGCCATTTCTATTTTTGATATTGGACTGTAGGAAAACGCCTTCAATAAAGAGTTCTTTTCCTTTAGATTCTACAATCAAATCCTCGAATACTTCTGTTATAAGTTTCATTAGATTCCCGTCCTCTTATTCATAGACCTTTGTCTTTTGACATTTGCCATAGACCGTTTGCCTTTTGATTTCCGAGCACTTCTTGTATTTCTAATGCTCATTTTTTTAAGTTCAGTGGGAGAAATTCTAACCTCTCTGCCATTTTTGACAGTCCACCCCTTACCCTTTTTGGAAGAGACTTTAGCTCTTTGAATTTTGCCCTTACGAACTCGGCGTTTCATTCTTATTGCTTCATCTAAAGATTCATCACAAAATTCTCCGAATGTTAGCATTTCTAATATCCTTTCTAATTTTCCGATTAATCTTCGTCGGATTCGGTTTCTAAATCATCTTCATCATATTCTTCAATATCATCATCGTCATCATCTATAATAGACTGTGAAATATCAGTTGTCATATTTTCCAATTCATCTGATATTTTATTATTAAGAACATTTTGAATCGTTTTCGCTGCGTCAGAAGTGTTTCCTAATACAGCTGCATCAACAATGTCTAAATATGGATTATTTATAATATTTTCGTCTGTCATCTCAATTCCTTCATTTTTTTATCTAAAATTACCGTCTTCTTCTTCATCTGGTTTGAATACTGGATCTTTCTTTTCAGATGTTATTTCTTTTTTCATTGCATTGACTTCTTCTTCTGAGAATTTGAGAAGATTTAACATTACCCATTTATTTGAATAATATCTACCTACATAATCACTCATATTAGATAATAAATCTATTCTACCAGCCAACATCTCTTGATTTTTAACTTCTGCATGATACGAGTCTTGAGTAAAATCAAAAATTAAATTTTGAGAAATACTCGACCAATCTTCAGGAGCAATAATTTCTTTCAATATGAGTTGTTTTTTGAGCAAATCTAAAAACAATAAGTTAAACTGTTTTCTCAGTCTTACAATGAATCTGTAAAATTTATATTCATCTCTTGAAATTTCTGTAGCCCTGCCAAGCTGCATACCAGCATCTTGTTCTAACCTAGAAATGGGTACATTTAACGACTTGTATAATTTCTTTTGAAAGTATATAACATCGTCCATTTCGCCCAGATTTGATCCGCCTGGCAAAGTTTCAATCTCTGTACCCCTACAACCTTCACGGCGTGGAAACCAGAAATCTTCTAACATAGACATGTGCCGTCTA